ATATGGACTGACAAGTTTAAAAAAGAATTATACGATATATGTAGACACATGGTAGAACTTGAAGATAAATTCTTGGACTTAGTGTTTGATATGGGAGACATACAAGGACTAACTAAGAAAGATATGTATGCGTATAATAGATATATAGCAGATAGAAGACTGCTACAACTAGGACTAAAAACAAACTTTGACCAGAGGGAGAATCCGTTAGGTTGGTTAGATGAAGTTATGGGAGTTGAACATCAAAACTTCTTTGAGGGTCGTGCTACTTCATACATGAAGGCAGGATTAAGAGGAAGACAAGACCAAATAACTTTCGCATCCATGGAGGAGAATAATGGCGAAGAAGAAAGAAGCTAATCTAATAAGTTTTAAAGTAGTACTTACTGCTAACAACGATATTGTTACAGAGTTAAGTATGTTACCTATGGAAGATGTAGATAAGGTATTTAAAACTAGAGATGAGAATGAAATAGTTAAAACTATCCTACAGGCAGGGCAAAAGAAATTTGCCACCTTACATAATTATTTTCAGAGTGAACTAGATTTTATAAAGTAGTTCTTATAGTGCTGTAATTGAAGCATACATTACTGTCATTGTTATCCAGAATAGGATACAGAGGACACAGAAATCCTCGCCATTGCCATTTCTCACTAGCTTTTTTTACCTCCATAAGCATTGGTTAAAATTATTTTGAGTCTGTTTTCTTTAGTTTATCATAACTTCTCATTCCGGCAATACCTAACATACCGGTTAGAAGTGGCATCATTACACCAGCATCAGCTTGTGGTGTCAATACCAAAACCTTTTGCGATTGGTGAGATTAAAAAGTTAATAGCTAATCCGGCAACACAAACATAACCTGTTAATGGTCGCCATGAAGATTGAAACCAGTTGCCTTTTGCTTCTAGTTTATTTATTTCTACTTGTGCTAAATTAGCCTGATGGAATAATGTTTTTAGTTCATGGTCTAGTTGTGCTTGTAAGTCTTTATCCTTTACAAACTTACCAACTATATCACTTACTGGTTTAATTAATTTATCAAACATCTTTTGCCTCCAATATTTTTCTAAGTTTTTCTGCCTTCTCTATAGCTGAGTCAGCATGTAAATCTTGGTCTACAACTTTTTCAAGTTTTATAGAATCTATCTTTTGATTGGGAATATACCTCCATGTATATCCATCATCTGAGTATACCCCGAATACAGTTTGGGTAAACCCTATTTTAATTATCATTGCTACTTGTCCATCGAGAATAACTTTGTCTCCTTCTTTAAAAGAGTTACTAAGTCTAAACGAAGCACCTTTTACAAAAGAAATAGACCAGTCTTTCACAGCTAGACCAGTTAGCAAAGTTATTATAAAGCCGATAGCCTCGACATAGTATTGTTCTAAGTCCATATTATTTTATTTCAGGTTCAAAGTCTATAGTATTTTCTAGAGCTTTATTGACTTGTTCAATAACATATTCAGAAACATCTTGTTCCTTTTTCTCTAGTTTATCTTCGACAGACTTTGTAAAGTATGTATCTAGCAAAGCTTCATAGATGTGTCTAAAGTCTTCTCTAGTTATCCAAGGCTCGTTACCTTTGGTTCTAGCTTTACAATCTATTCTATATGCTTCGTCTAAATCTCTTTCTCTGTATAATATTAACATTAGTAGCTCCAAATACGAGGAGTGGCTCTTGAGTTATCCATGTCTAGATGAATAAATCTTGAAGCACGGTCTCCTTTTTGTGCAACTCCTATCCTATTAATACCCTCTTCCAGAGCTATTTTAACGAGTGTCATGGCTTGTTCTCCGTTGACAAGTATATCCATAGCCTTACCAGAAGAATGAGCTCCGGGGGTGCTCTTTTTAGCTTCTATGGGGTGCTCTGGAGAACGATAAGCACTACTTACTTTGAAAGGAAAACCACAACGTTCTCTAATCCTTTCAACTGTTTGCATAAATGCCCAGTCCATATCACATAGACCGGTGTGTTTGCATTTTAGTTCATCTTCTGTAAAGTATTTATACATTAGCTTTTCTACTTTGTAATTTTCCTAATAGTCCACCACCTTTTCTAAAGGCAAATCTAACATCGTCAGAAGATTCATCATCTTGTAAAAGTTTGTAAATTAAAAACTCTTCTGGTTCAGCAGGAGTTTTAACATTACCACCCGTTGAGAAGTTAAAAATTCTACCATCTTTCAGGTCTATTTCAAATCTTTTATCAGTTGGTTTAGCTTTAGTAACATTTTTACCAAGAACTAAAGGACCGATTTGAATTACTTCATCTGCATTTACAACTGGCATACCGTCTGCTTTATCGTAGAAGTAACTAAATCTATATGGGTTCATACCTATTTGAGACCACTCAGGGTCATCCATATATTGTTGAGCTTTTTTAAATGCTTCGTCTGCAGTATGGTCTTTCCATAAACCATTTGCTCTAGCAAAAGTTGTTTTGCTGTTTCCTATTGCTATATTATATGCTGTTTCTGGTTTAGTATTAAAGATTACATCTGTTATCCATCCAGTATTTGAATATGCACGTGATTTACCTGATGTGCCTAATCCTTCATGTATAGAAACAACCCATGTATCATAAAAATTATATGAAGGTATATCTAAACGTAGACCTACTTCTGTTCCAGTCGAAAGCTTGGGTATGTCTGCTCCAATAACTCCTACTCCTTCTTTTATTTTACCAGCATTTAAACTTCTAATTACATCAATAAGAGGAGTCATTTCAGGAACTTGTTTAAACGGAACAATAGGCATTAGTTTAATAACTTCATTCCTATATTCATCTACAGAAATTTTATTCCTACTTAAATCTTCAGCAGCATTTGCTAGTTCTGGTATTTGTTTTCTTTTCTGAGGCAGTCCTGTATCGTTTTCTTTTATTTTTACTTCAGCTTTAGTTTTATCTCTCCAAGCCATTACATCCTTATCTTTTAAATTAAAAAATTTATAAGCTGGAAGAGTATCATCTATTGGTTTTTCGGTTCGTTCTTTTTCTTTTAGCTGAAATTTTTCTTGTTTAGTAAGAGGTGGCTCGTCTACTTTTTTAGCTACATTTTCTTCTTTAGCAAGAGCTTTAGTGGTAGCTATTTCTGTTGTTGTACTAATATCATCAGGAGCAACATCATCTAACCTTTTTACAGGAAACTTCTTTAGAATAAAAAGTTCTGCTGCTGGATTATTTTCAAAACCTTCTTTTAAAGTTTTACTATCTACAGCTATATCAAAACCTTTTTCTCTTAAATATTTTCCTATGGCTCTGTTTACCGGATAAAAACTAGAAGAAGCAACTCTAAGGTCATTTTGTTCTGGCTCTAATAAACTTAATAATGCTGATGATAAGCTTTCAGTTTCCTCAGAATAGTCATCTAAATCAAGAGCCATTAAATCTTTTTCTATTTGAGCTTTCATTTCTACACTAGGTTTATCTAAAACATAAGGTTTTTTTGCTTTACTTATATCAATAGCATGAACTCCAAATGCTTCTTGAGGAATTTTTAAAGACTCACCGTCTGTTAAATATACTTTAGGTAAAGCATCTCTTCTAGCATAATCTCTAGCAGAGTCTAAAACTGATGCTGCAAATACAGATTCTGTTCCTTCTGGGCTCGTTACTATTCTACTTGTACCACCACGATAAACTGTTTTAGGTAGAAGTTTTAATATAGCTTTTGCAGCTAAAGCAGGACCACCAACAATAAACTTTTCACGCTTTTGTAAAGTTTGTAACATGCCACCTTCTTTAACAGGAACTCTGGCTTGTTCTCTACTTTCTAAAAAGTCAGACATAGTTTTTCTTTCAAACATTTTTTCCTGTTCATACTCTCTTAAAATAGATTTAGCTACAATAGGAGACTGAGCTGCATAAGGTTCTCCTGTAAATGGGTCTATTCTATTTTCAGGTTCTTGTTTAACATCAGATACATTTCTTTCTACAGAACCACCTTGAAAATAAGCACTTCTCATAGATGATTCAAAAGCCGAAGGCATTAATTCTTTAGGGTTTCTTCCAGCTCCAAATAAATCTTTTATCGCCTCTAGTAGATTGTTGTCGGCTTCTCTAGCACTTTCTATAGCAGCATTGTAAGGACTTCGCATACCAGTATATTCTTCTAAAGTATCTCCTAAGTTTTTTTCGATAACACCTTTAAGACCTATTCCCGGAGTTTTTCTAGCTAATGTTTCTAGCAATCTTCCAGAAGTTAAAACTCTTACAGTGTCAGAAACAACTGGACCAGCTATGGCAGTACCCGCAGCTATAGGATTTTGCTTACCTTCTCGAATTGCATCTCCATAACGTAAGCCATTTTCTAATGGTCCAAGCAGTCCTACTCTTTGAAAAGCTCTCATAATTGTAGTATTCATATTATCTTCATCGAACATTTCTTCAGCTTCTTCTTCACCGGCTCTTAAATAGTTTGTCGCTACAGCAACACCAGTAGCAGCTACAGTAAAGGCAGCAAGTTTAGGTGCATTACTAAGTGGATTAGTAATTGTATCTCTTGCAAAGTTTTTTAATACTGTATTACTAAAAGCAAACGGGTATCTTAAAAACTGAGTTAAAATATCAAACTTAGGGTTTGTCATATAAGTAGGAACTTTTGCTCTTTCTCTAGAGGTAGGTAAAATTACGTCTCTAGTAAATCTACCTGCACCACGAACAACATCGTTTTCATAAAACCTAGAAGATTTTAAAGCTCCTTCTCTTAACCATGTTATTCCTGCTCTAACGTCAACTCCTAAATCAAACAACTCACTACGTAATCTTTGAATTTTTAAATCTGCAATGTCGCTAAATACATCAACACCTTCATCAGCTAATTCTCTTAACTTTGTTAAGTTATTAAATATTAAATCTTTACCTGTAGAAAAAGAAGAAAGCTCAATAGTTTTAGTCCAAGGAGTTAGTAAGTTTAACCTATAAAATCCTCTAGCAGCTTTTTGAAAAAACTTACTTTGCATTCCTTCACCGGCTAATCTGTTTGTCATGTCAGACATGCTTTCATCAACGGCTATCATAACACTTCGCATTTCTTTACGAATTTCGTTTTCACTAAGATTATATTTTTTACCAACTAACTCTGCTGTTTCGTCAGTTAATATTTTAACACCATTTTTTATACCATCTAAAGCTCCTTTAACAGCACTACTAGGCTTTGCTTTTGTTAAAGGTATAAATGCTTCTGTTAAAGAACTAACTGTAGCTAGTGGTAAGTAAGCTACAGCATTAGCAAGTTTCATCCCATCGTAAACTCCTTGAGCTAAACCACTATCAAAATATTGAACTTTACCAGTTACAGATTTGTAAAGCTTAAGAATATCTTTTTTTTCTCCCCTACTTAATCCTTTTCCTCTAACTTCTTTTAACTCTTTATCAATTTCATTTATATATCTTTTTGTAAATTGCTTTTCAGCATCACCTCTAAAAGCTTCTAAACTTCCAGAATTTGGCTCATCTACTACTCTGCTTTTACCAGTTAGTAAAAAGCTTTTTTGCTCTTCAATTATTTTAGCAGAATTAAAAGCATAATCAGTAGTAACTTCTACTAAATCATTATTTAAATATTTTTCAAAACTATTATCATCTAAATTTTTAAAGGCTCTTGACTGAGTTAAAAGATGTGCATGATTTGCAAATAATTCATTTTGTTTATTAAGCATTTCAGAAATAACTTCATCAACATTTTCTTCAGTTACTCCGTCTACTTTTTCATCTAAAAGTTTTTGACGAAAACCGTCCGTATCGTCTTCAATAGCTTTTCTATTCCAAGAACGAGTAAAATAATTAGGTATTGCATGTGGCTCTAATCCAGCTTCAGTGGCATCAACTATAATTCTATTAAAAAATAACTCTCTATATTTAGATGCAGACTCTTGTACTTCTTTTGAATATTTACTAGGGTCATCTCCTCTTAAAATTCTAATAACTTGTATTTCTTCTTCTGGTAAAATTTTTCCTTCTTTTATAATAGGAGCTAAAGCAATATCTCTTGCTGCTATATATTGACCTCTAGTAAAATCAAGGTCTTCTCCATAAGAGTAATCTGCACGTTTAGTTGATAATTGTGTAAATCTTCTTTCAAAACTATCATCAAATTTTTGACCTAACTTTTTAGCAGTTGGAGAAAACTCAGAATAAGTTCTAAGTATTGCAGAAGCTTTACCAACAGTTATAGAAAGAGCTTTGTCTTTTAATCGTTTTAAAAAGTACATACTTTCGCTTCCTGCAGTTTTTCTGTACTCATCATTACTGTATAGTCTATTTAATTTACTATAGCTTGTAGAAGAACGTTGAGCAAGATTACCAAATATAGCACCTGTTAAAGCACCTAATGCAGTAGAACCTACTAACTCTGGTGTAGAATACATTTTACGAATATCAGTATTTAACTCAGTGTTTTGTCGAAAATGATTTTCCAGTCCTACCCAAGCTCCTCCTTCAGCAGCAGTAACAGCAGTTGCTTTCCTTATTTGTTTTTTACCAATATCTTTTAAGTTTGCTTTTGTTACATTACTTGCTACTTTTAAAGCTCCTTGGGAAAGTCCTTGTCTAGCTGCTAATGAAACACCTCCAGTTACAGGAGTTAATAAAGCTGCAGTTATTAAAGTTGGGTCAGTAACTAAATCAACAGAAGCATCTTTAATAAGTTCAAAATATTGTTTTAAACTTCCCATGTCAGCATTATCAAATCTAGAACGTAAATACTTATAATCTTGTTTTTGTTGTTCAGTAAACTTACCACTTTGCATGGCTCGTCTCATACCCGAATAAAGATTAAAGTCTGAATCTCTAAGATATTCAAAAATATCGTCAGGATTTTCACCAACAGAAGTTAGAAATCTTTCTGAAACCGATTGAAAATATTCATCGCTTTCTAAATCATCAAGAGTTTCTTTTTTACCAACAAATTGTTGCTGTTGCTGCCTTCTTTCGTCAGACCTTTGTTTCGCCCTATTAATTGAATCTAAATATGACATACGATTAACTTAATAATTGCTGTTTAAAATTTTCAAAAAAGTTTTTAGAAGGCTGTTGAGTTTCTTGTCTAATTTCTTTTAACTTCATAGTTTCATAAGACCCACCTAATGCGTAATCTTCTTCTCCAAAAAGTGAAGGCTTACGTTTTTTAAATTCAGCTATTAGTTCATTATAGTTTTTATCTATGTATTTCTTAACAACTTCATCTAATCTAGTATCAAAACTTAATGGATTTTTTTCAAACTCAAGTTCTTCTGGCATACCTAAATGTTTTCTTAATAAATTTTCATCTATGTTTCTTAGATATTGTAACTGTTCTAAATTTAAACTTGATAAATCTAAAGCATTTACTACACTAGCAAAGTTATTTAAATATGACCTATTGGTAGGTGCTAATAAACTAACATTTCCAGTGCTTTTCCATTCATCTAAGTTTAATTTTTTAGTTGTGTTTATTTTTACTTCAAGGTCTTTTTCATTGCTTGTAATTATAGTTTCATCTTCTTCTAAATTACCATCAGGCATATTACCACTTTCGCCTATCTCATTACCACTGTCAGTTTTTTTCTTTTTAAGTTCCTCTATATCTAGTAAAGGTGTACCCTCAGGAAACTGTTGCATTATATTTTCATTTATTCCGTCTATATACTCTACTTTTGCATCTTCTGAAATGTATTGATTTTTTACAATATAATCAGCTAAAAGTATTATATTATCTAAAGTTTCAGGTGCACTTATCTTTATAGACGTATCTATATTTTCTGAAATAAAAAATATTGCATCATCAATAGTACTCTGTCTAATATTTGTGTCATCAAAATTATTTGATTGAGCTTCAGTTCTTATTGTATCCATTATTAGCGATACAGGAGAATCGTTTTTTACATCTTCCATAGTAACAGCAACAGGTATATTTAAATAAGTATCTATACCTTTGTGAGCAATTACAAAATCTTTTATAGCTTTCTCTGTTGCTAAATTTTTATCATATCCAAGACCTTTATTAGCATAATTTTTTGCTCTTTCTACAATTCTACTAACTAAACCTGTCATTAATTTAGGGTCTTTTTCAGCATATTTTTTATACAATGATGAGCTTTCTGCTTTAAAACTTGCAAGAATTAGTGAAGCTGTTTTATCTAAATAGTCTTTATCATCCCAATCATAAATTATAGGCATATTATTTTCAGATTGAGTAGTTGTTCCAGTTTCTATTTCAAGTATACTAGGAGCACCATTAATATCAGTACCAGCAACTACTGCTACTGGTGTTGTTATAGTGGTTCCATCTTCTTTATACCCAATTGGTTTATCGATAAACTGAGCTTTGGAAATATCATACTTGCCTCTTAACTTACCTTCTTTTTTAGCTTGTAAAATACTTTCTATAAGTTCAGAACCTCCTGTTTGGAATTTACTTTCAAAAGCTTCTACAGCTTCTCTAGCTCCAACAATTTCATTAAACAATGGAGAACCATATATGGCATCTTTAGCTTTAGCATTTTTTATAGCAAGACTTTCTTCATCTTCCTTTTTAAAAGTATTTCTAACAAGTTTTACAACGTTGCCAAATATTCCCCTAGGATTAGTACGACCTTGATATTTTGAATACTCTGTTTCAAAAGTAGCTTGGTCTGGAATATCTTGTAACTCAGTAAACATTTTTTCAAACTCAGGAGCTAGTAAAGGAGCTTGATTTTTAGCGTACTCTCTAGCATAACTTTCGTATGATACTGGGTCTACAGTAGGAAATCTTTTTGCTATGTCAAGTAAACTTTGATTGTAAATATAATCTTCAACATATTTAACTTTATCGTCAGCAACAGAATAAGGCTGTAATAGTTTTCTTCTAGCATCTGCTGATTGTAAAAAATTCATGTAAGCAGTTTTTTGAGGTATTTGCTTTTGGTCAAGGTCATCAGCTAAGAAATTTAAACCAACATTTACTCCTTTTATTAATGTATTTAAACCTGTTAATTTTTTAGCAAACTTTTCTTTTCTTTTATTTTCTTCGTCATCTCTTGCTCTGGCTTGTGCAAATTGCTCTTCTGCAAATTTTACGCCACCATCATCATACATACCGTTACTCATTTAATTATCCTCTCTCTAGTAAACTTCTAGTTTCTGGCTCTTCTATATCTTCTTCTCTAATTGCTTCTTCTTCCTCTTCAGGTCTTGCTAATAAACTTTGAGGAACAGGAGTGCTTTGAATTTGTTGAACAATATCTGTAGGTATTGCTCCTGCAGGTATATCACCACTTTCAGCTATTTTAGCCTTTACATTTTCTGCAAGGTTTTTAACTTGTTCATCTAAAACATCTGTTTCATCTGCTGCACTATCTTGAATTTCTTGTATTTCTTCATCACCAGACAAACGATATTCAACACCTGCTTTTTCACATAAAGACATTAATACATAAATTAATGGCTCTATTAACATTAACATTAAATCAGGATTCCACTTACCTTCTCTAAAACCAACATAACCTATTTGTAAAGCTACATCTGTAATAGGAACACCTTGTCCAATACCAATAACTAAATTAGTATAAACTTCCTCTCTTAGTAATTCACCAACTGTAAAATCTAAAGCTTCTTTATAGTTAGTAAATTCTGGTGGTTGTTCAAAAGGTCTTCTTTGCTCTGGACTACTTGTTAAGGACTGACCGGGTATAGGTCTACCTGAGTTTACTAAAGCATCTATACCTTCCTTATCATATTCCTCAACTTGTAATTCTTGTACCATTTTATTCTCCTATTATCCATATAGTCCTAAATTAATTCCTCTGCTAAAATTATTCATGTAGGAATTGTAATTAGAACTAGAGTCTAATGTATTTGTTAAGCTATTAGCGTTGGTATAATTAGCTCCCATAAAAGCATTACCATTAGCAGTCTGTAATAAATCAACACTATTATAAACACCAAAGTCTTGTGAAGCTAAGTCTGCAAAAGAAGGAATATTTATATTATAATATGCTCCACCTTTTGGTTGCTCATATCCTAAAGCTTTAGCAATTTTTTGTTGACCAGCTTGTTGCATACCACCAAATATAGTTTGAGTAGCTGTTTCTTGTAATTTATCAGCAGCAAAATCTACTACATCAAAATCAGCAATCTTTCTTCTAATTTTAGATTCGGGGTCAGTAATATCTAGTTTCTTTAATTGGTCTTTAAAGAAATCAACTACTCCTAAACCTTTATCTTGTGCTGCACCTTCTATCATAGGAGCTGTACTTGTAAAGTCAATTCCACCTTTATCTATTTCAGGCATAGTAATTTTACTAAAATCTTTTCTACCTAATAAAGAAGATGTATCTATTCCATCAAGTTTAGCATCTGTAAAAGATGGCATCATATCATCTAAATCAGTAAACTTTAATTCTCCTAATGCACCTACAGGGTCATTACCAAATGTAGTTCCTGCAAAAAGTTTGTCAGTGGTAGCAGCAAGTGGCGATACTGCTACAGTCGTACCCTCTACTAAAGGAGTAGGAGTAAATGGTTTAACTTTACTAGGGTCAAAATTAATTCCTTCAGCTAATGAAGATTCTAAGGCAGAGCCTAGTTCTCCCGGTTTTAGAGTATCAAGAGTGAATTTTGCAGGGTCTGCAAGTAATGCAACTTTTGAAGTTGGCACAAATCCTCTACCCATTAAAAAGTTACCAGTTCTATCCATTCCTGCTTTTAAAACTCCAGATATGCTATTGTAAACTTTTCCTGCAAAAGCTCCTGCTTTTTGAATCATGTTTAAACCATGTCCTAAAGCTTTAGCTCCTATATTAGCACTTTTCATTAAAGTTCCAGCCCATGTACTTAAAGTTCCTCCGGCTGCAAAGAAACTCGACATGGCTGCAAAGGCATAGGGCATAGCTATCATTAAGCCAATTTGACCCAAAACTCCAAACTTACCAAAAAATTTATTTACCGGAGCAAAAAGTTTGGCTATCGGTTTAGCAATTTTATTTACAGTTTTTTTAATTCCTTTCCATACTTTACTAAAAAATCCCATATTATATCTCCATTATTTTATTTTATTAAGCTTATCCACTACCAGTACCAAAGATGAGGTCTACAGTATCTGCTATATTATCAAAATTATCATTCCAATTAATAGCAGCATCGCCTTCACTACTTGCTGCAGCTATCATAGCTTGAACTTTTCTAGTGGCTGTATTATCAGCAAATTTAAAATCATAATCAGCTTGGTCTCTAAGTTCTTGCCATAAAAAAGCTTGAGCTTGATTAGAAATTGAAAAAGCATTTTGAACATTTTGTTGATTAACTGCATTCTGTGCTGCAGTGTTTGCTGTGTTTGCTTTTCTTCTCCAATCAATATTTGACATCTCTACTGCTTGAGCGTTAGCTGCATTCCACTGGTCTCTGTTAAAATCAAGCTGTGCGTTAAACTGAGTTACTTGATTAATTATAGCTGCATTAGCTTTGTTAACATCTAAAGTTCTTTGAGCTTCTCTAGCTGCTGCAGCATTTTGTAATTGTACATTAAACTGTTCCATAGCATTTAATTGTGAAGCATTGTATTGATTTATCTGTGTTGCTAAATTTGACATGTATTGATTTACTTGATTTTCACTGGTAGCATTAAATTGAGTTGCAACATTTTGAGCAGCTTGATTACTTAGTAAAGTTTGCTGTTGTTGTTGAGCTTTTAAAACCATACTCTGTTGTTCTGTATTTAAATTAGCTAAATCAGTTTGTAAAAAAGCTTGAGCATTTTGAATTGCTAATTTAGTATTTACATCTGCTTGTGCTAAATTTGCTTGTGATAATAATATAGCATTTTGTATAGTTGCTTGTTGTTCATTATTAGCTTCTGATATACTTACAGTTTGTAAAAATTTACTATTAGCTAACTCTGTTTGTTGGTCAGCATTAAACTGAGCCATATTTAAATTAAATACATTTTGAGCATTTTGTAATGCTGATTGTTGTCTTAATTGAGTGTTAGCTAATTCTTCTTGAGCTATAAGGCTTCTTTCTTGAGCTATTGACTGTTGTAAAGCTTGAGCATTTGCTTGTGCTAGTGGTGCAGCAGATTGAATTATGGCATTTACTAAACTATCTCTACCCACTGTAGAAGCTGACATACCTCTTGCAGCTAACATCTGTTCTACTGCAGATACAGCAGGTCTAGCCCATGTAGGTATTTCACCATTTTCTATTCCTTTTAATAAACTATCTAATTGATTACTTACTAACGCTTCTTGAGGAAGACCAGCAATAAGACCTCTCTCTGCTTCAGTAAAATCAGTTAATCTATCTTCTAGTGCTTCTGGATTGTCTCCTAAAGAATTTATAGCATCTTCAGTAAGACCAGCATTTCTTAATTGTTTTTTAGCTCTAGTAACTCTAGCTAAAGTTGTACCTCCTGCTTGAGCTGCTGTAGTAAGAGCTCCTGTGCTTAATTGACCTACAACTCTATTTGCTAATGCTCCTTCTTTTATATCTATTTTAGCAGCTTCTATTGTAGGAACTTTTTCAACTCCAGCAGTTTGTGCTAAAGCATCATCAGTTACTTCAGTAGTAGCAGGAGTAATTGTCGGTGCAGTTGTTACTTGCGTTGCTTCTATTTGAGCAGGTGTTAAAGTAGGTATAGGAGCTACTGTACTAACATCCTCTACAGTTGTAACTGTTTCAGGAGTAACTTGAGAAATTTGTTGTGCACCTACTGGAGTTGTCGGCTCTATAGTTTGAGTAGCTACCTCAGTTCCAGCTAAAGGAATTTCTGCTACTTCAGCTTTAGGCGTTTTATCAGTAGGAATATTACCTGCTGCTAAAGACTCAGCCTGTTGCCCTGTCCTTTCTATTCTATCTCTTCTGTCTTGTTGTATTGCCATTTGAGCTCCTGTAAATCCTGTTCCACTATAACCAGTATTTTTTTTATTTTCTTGTATTTTTTGTTCAATTTCTTGAGATGTTTCAAAAACATAATCGGTTATTTCATCCTGATATTGTCGTTCTAATCCAGCATCCCAATCTTTTTGTGCTTGACTTATTTTTGTCTGTCTTGGTGCATTTGCTGGTCTTTTACCAGTAGTTTGTTCATACTCTCGCCTAACTTGTTCTCTATTTTTAGGAGGAGATTTATCTACAATTTTTCCTTGTTGGTTTAAATAATCATCGTAAGCTTCTTGTTCTTGTTTTGCTCTTGCTGCTATTGTTCTAGCTCCAGCAGCACCTCCACCAATTTTTGTTGTATATGGATTTTTTTTAAGATAATCTTCAACAAATTCTTGTTTATTTTTAACTTTATAAGTTCCTTCTGGTAAAACTTGTTGATTAAATCCTCCAAGTAATTCAAAGTTAGACAGACCTATATCACCATCACCTCCTCCTTGAAACTTTTTTCTCGGACCGTCTTTAGAAACTTGACCACCTTTGCGATAGTCTTGACGTTCAGAAGCAGTACCTGCTCTTTTGTACTTTTTCTTCATATACTATTTTACCTTAATTCAAATAGTTTGTCAAGTTTTTCGTCTAATTTATCTAACCTATCTACTAAGTCTTTCATAACTGCTCTAGACTCATTTTTCGTAACATAGTCTCTAGCTATTTCTTCTCTAGTTTTATTTAACAAAATATCAATACGTTTATTCTCTTGAGAGTTTTGTCGAATGTTGTAGAGTATTGGAGCTAAGACTAATGTTATAAAAGCATTCCAAATCAGATATGAAGATATTTCCATATTAGCCCACCTGTTTAGTTTGAACTGTTGGTGTAACTAACTCAGCTATAGTTGCATCAAGACCATCTTTTTTAGACTGGACTTCATCTGCACCCATAGCAGCTTCAACCCAACCTTGTACATCACTTACAGTTAAGTCTGCAAAGGCTGTAAAGTCTGATAAGTCTTCAGTATCTAAACCTATTGTACCATATACTGTAGCAGTAGCAGCGACATCATTGCCTTGCCAATCTTCAACAGTATTAGTATCATCAGTTCCAGTAAGTCTCCAGTGGACATTAAAGACAGTATCAACGTTGCCGTCTATTTCTTTAACATCTACAGTTTTGACATCCCATGTATAGTTAATTGCCATTTTATTCACCTCCTTTGAGTGTGTTAATTTCAGATTGTAAGGCTTCAATCTGTTCTTGTTGTTCTTGAATTGCTTTAACGAGTGCAGGTATTAAACCACTATAACCGAATGATTTAGCATCTTGCATTTCATTATTAAATTTATAAGTATCTACAAATTCTTCAAAACCAGCTTCTTCACATTCTTGAGCAATAAATCCTGAAACATCTTTTTTACCACTTCCTTCTTCAGCTTTCCAATCAAATCTGATTGGTTTCAATTTAAGTATGTCATCTAAGCCTTTATCTAATTCTCTTACATTTTCTTTCAGTCTGCCATCAGATAAAGATGAAATAGTTGTGCTAGTTGCAAAAACTGTTCCTTGATAATTTACTTTAAATCTAGTGACACCATTTGTTGTGTCATACACTAAAAATGTATCTGTAGTTGCATATTCTCCACCGCAAGTTAATTCAGCAAAATCATTACCGCTTATTGTTCTACTTCTAAAAGAAGTAACTCCTGTTGTAAAAGCTGAAGTACCGCCATGTAAAAAATTACCATCTGCTGTAATCTGAACTCTTTCAGTGTTATTGGTAGCAAAGATTGTTGGCAAGTTACTAACTGTTCCAAACACCATTGCGTTTTCTGTGTTGCTACTGAATAAGGTGCTGCTGTTATTGTTATCCATACCTGCGATACCTTCTTGGGTTTTGCCATCAGTATAAAATCTTATAAAGCAATCTTCTTGACCACTATTATTTGAGTCAGCTTCTAGTCTAACCTCTATGCTTCCTGTATCTTTGACATGAAGTTTTGTATCAACAGAGCTAGTACCAATACCAACATTACCAGAATCATCAATAATCATACGTTCAGTACCGCCAGTATCAAAACGTATTTTATCTTCATCAGAACTTTCTTCTACTTGAATTTTAGTATCCGAATCAGCATCACTTAAAATATTAGCAGTAGTACTACTTGTAGCAGTTAATGTAATAGATTCAACTTTAGAACCATTAGGAGGTGCTTCAGAAAATGTTAATGTATTTCCTGATATTGAATAAGTATCTTTATGTTGTAGTACACCGTCTATAGTTACAAAAGTTGCATTTTCATTAATTGGAGAAGTACTTAAAGCTAAAGTTGTATCACTTCCATCTCCAGTCATTGTATCAAGACTTGGAGCTGTACCACCACCACCGGCTATAGCACCCCACGCATCTGTGTAGCCTTCAAAGCCACCAGTAGTTGAGTTATATCTAAAATAACCTGCAGCAGGACTTCCCGGTCTTTGAGCTGTAGTACCTACTGGTACATGTATAGCATCTGTATTAGCACCTAAGTCTAATGAAACATCTGGTGAAGTTTGATTAACACCTATTTTATTTTCACTTACATCTACAAATAAAACACCACTATCTACATTAACATCTCCTGAAAATGTAGCAGTTGTAAAAGTTGTTGGAGTAATATTGGCAGTACCATCAAAACTTACACCACCGATAGTTCTAGCAGTTTCTAAAGCAGTTGCTGTCGCAGCATTACCAGTTGTGTTTTGATTAAGAGTACCTACTGTTAAGTCTATAGTGCCGTCTGCATCTTGATAATCAACTGTAATACCTGATTCAGTATTACTTGAAAACATTGCACCTACAGTGTCTTGTACAACTTCTGTTAAATCTATATTAGCTGTACCATCAAAAGATACACCATGAATAGTTCTAGCAGTTTCTAAAGCTGTAGCAGTTGCTGCGTTTCCTGTAGTATCTTGATTTAATGTACCAACTGTAAAGTCTAGCGTACCATCAGCATCTTGATAAGCTACTGTAATGCCTGACTCAGTGTTAGAAGATACCATAGCTCCTACAGTATCTTGAATAACTTCTGAAAGGTCTATGTTAGCTGTACCGTCAAAAGAAACACCGTGTATTGTTCTAGCTGTTTCTAGTGCTGTAGCTGTAGCTGCATTACCTGTAGTGTCTTGGTTAAGTGTGCCAATTACAAAGTCTAAGGTATTATCACTGTCATCATAAGTAACAGCAATACCAGTTTCAGTATTA